ATGAACCTTGGTCTTAGTAACTTTAACAAATACTCTAGATTTTTCTGTGGATGTAAACTGAACGTCAGGTCCGTAAATACCACGATAGTTTTGATAAGCTTTTATCCAACGCTGTTCATCTGAATACCTAGCTTTTTCTGCTTTATAGAATTTGTCCTGTACGAACCCAATAACGGTTCCTACTTTAGTATCAGTTTTATTTTCAGAGTCTTCTTTGTCTTCTACATAGGATGACTCTTGATCGTCCATATAAAGTTCTTCTGATTCAAAGATGTCATCTTCTTCCATTAGTTAATCCTTAGTATCCAAATGTGGGGTCTGATGCTTGAAAGCCTGATCGCTGTGAGCTTGGGTCAAAGTCAAATACGTTACTTCTTGGTCTGGTCATAACACCGTATCTTAGCGCATCGTATAAGTGATCTTCTGAATTGGTATCTACATCTTCAGGGTTCTTTTTGTCAAGTGGTATTGTCGGTAATTGATTGATAAGATTTGTACAGTTATCAAATATAACAAGCCTTGGTTCCTCTGTAAACTCATCTACTTGTAGTCTTCTGTGTATCTCATTCTTGCCCGATACACGAGAGCCTTTTGATCTGTCAGCAGGACGCCACCTACATCCTTTCAATATCATTTGTTCTGCAAGGCTAGGTCCAGTATCACCTCTTCTATGCCAGAGTGAAGAGTCTAAAACTCCATACCTTATTTTTTCATCATACTCAAGGTCCAGGATCATGTCAGCCAAGTCAGTCGCTATGATTTTAGAAACATATAACTCCCTGTAGACAATTAGCTGTTCAGATCCTGGAACAACTGCTATCCATACAACACCTGTGTGAGATCCATATCCGTAATCACAAGCCCTAAATCTAGTCCAGTTTGATGGTATGTCGTATGGTTTAACTACGTGTATTTGTCTGTTAAACTCTGGAAAGGCTGAACCTTCATTTATATCCCAGTCACCTTCAAGTAATTGTCTTCTTTGGTGTTCTGGTAATGATAGAAGGTTAGCTTCGTACATTCCATCTTCTGAAAGATAAGGGTTATCAAACAGAGTTGCAGGTATAAACTTTCTTTTAAAAAGAGGTTCACCCTCTCTTGTGTGACCTTTAGGCCACGTAATTATTTCACCGTTTTCATCTGTTGCCCAGAAAGATTCTCCTGGAGTACTGGGTTCAATAAAATGTCTACGAACCCACTGATGCCCAGGTCCACCTGGGTTGCTTGTTGCTCTCATGTACAGAGGTAATCCACTAGCTTTTGTAGCTCTAAGTCGTGACCTCATGTAATTCCAAGAGTAACTGGAGGGCCATTGGGTCAACTCGTCAAAGCCTATCCAGTTAAAAGCTTGTCCTTGGTATCTCATAACATCATCATCACGATCAAGGTATGACATCCAAAGTGTTGCACCGTTAGGTGCTACCCAAGTC